TTTAAGTTCTTTCTTTTTCTCAGGGTCTTTTTCATTTTCATAGGCCGCTTCGGCATCTAACATCTCCTTCTTATACTTCTTACGATCAGCAAACATCTTCTCAACCATCTCTGGCATGAATCCTTGCTTGTCACGGCGATAGAACTGACCATTGGCAGTTAGACATACGTTATCATCCAAGAGAGAACTTGTGTCAATCTTTCTGGCAAGTAAGGCATCCACACTAATACCAGAAGCAATGATAGAACGCATCCTGTCAGTATAGGCATCAGGTTCCACAATAGTCTCTGGGCTGATGTTGCTGCCCATGATGACAGATGGGTACTCAGAATTAACGTCGAAACTTGCAACCCAATTATGAAAACCGATAATAGGATCCTTAACATAAGCACCAACATAAGCAGCCTCCTTTTCATGCCGTTCAATAGGTGGTACAACCTTGTTCTGTGCCTTTAGATGATGGAAACAGATAACGTCCCACATACGGACTTGTGCGAATACGTCCTCAAAGTTACACTTGTTATCATAGGACAAAGTTAAGGCCAATTCAATCAACTTGTTCTTATCATCAATACGGTCAACAAGGTCAACGTCTTTGATATTATAATCGATGAACTTTTGAAAGTCTTCTTTATAAAGATTGTGTAAAGAACCATACTCTTCATAGGATAATTTTCGCTCACCAAGTTCTTCATGACCAATATTATCCAACTTATAGGACTCTTGTGACTTACCGTTCTTAGCATATCTTTGGTAAAGGTCTAGTAAGTCTAGTGTTGCAATACCAAGGATTGAGTATGACTTGATCTTACGGTTCATACCGAGATCAACCATCTTATCGTTGATCACACCCCACGGAGATAGTTTCTTGGCCTCGTTCTCACCCATTAGTTTGCGAATACGATTAACCAAGTATGGTATATCGAAGTTCTGGACGTTCCAGCCTGTGATTACATCTGGATATTCCGATTGCCACCAACCAAGAAACTTACGAATAAGATCAAACTCATCCACACATTTGAAGTATGTCACATCATCACGGGTGTTGTTATACGCACCACAACCAAAGGTGGTGAACTGACCATCCATCTTGACCGTGATAGCAGTCAAAGGACCAAGAGCATGTTCTGGTTCAGGGAATCCACCACCGTCAGGTTCACCAACCTCAATATCGATATTGGCCACTTTGATAAGGGACATGTCCCAATCAACTGTGCCTTTGAACTCATCGGCAATAAAGCAATACTGATAACGAGTGTTGCCGTATACCTTAAAGTTCTCCACATTATCATACTGTGAAACAAAATCACGGGCGTCACGGATCGTACCTGGTTTTACTTTGCCCAAGTATTCGCCATAGATTGTGGTGTATTTGGTCGGTGTGTTGGAAGGCACGAAAAGAGACGGATGATACTCGACTTTATGTCTCACCCGCCTCTCATTCTCAACGCCTCGGTATAGGATACGACCGCCCCATACCTCAACATTAGTATAAAATTTGTTCATTAAGGAGTCAAAATCTTTGAGTTAGGAACAACAAGACCACCAAACATTCCGTTATATTGATTAACGAACTCATTGATAGGCTTGACCATATTTATAACATGTTCGTGTTTAAATGTCAAGACCTTTTCATCTGTCCATTGTGTATAAGGTGCAAATCCTACAGAAGGATTGGAAGGATCTGCTTTGCTAGGAACTACAACAATACGGATTGGATTTTCAATTTCAATCTCTTTGTCATCATCAGAAATAACTTTTCCAATAATTTCTTCACCTGTGATAAGGCGTAAAATCTGTAAGTTTGCCATTAGTCAACAATCTCCATTAGGTAGTCATAAACCCCAAGTGTGACCCACTTGAAAGGTGTAGTAGCGGCACGATTGCCGTATTCGTTAATAAATGTATAAGAGTTGTCCTCATCGGCAATCTTACCAATACGTTCCCACTTTCCGTCATAGGCCCGCTGCTTGAATTCCGTCTCATAAATCGTCATATCTTTTTCATAGAATTGCATGTCAATCTCCTCAGCTCCATAGGCCACGATAATACTTACCAAACAATCTTAATCCATTGTTTATTCTGTCATTATACTCTTTTATACCATCTCTGTCAACCCAATAATCAGGATTAGTTTGTTTTATTTGAGGTTGCTGATAGTAGTTACCGTCATCATCTAACCAGGTATCTCCATAGATAGGTATTCCGTGAACAAACTGGTCTTCCCAGGAATCATCAGTTAGGTTTTCAAAGGCGAAGATCATTTCCTTCAACACCCATTCCCACTTGTAATGAATCCATCTGTCATTGGTTTCATAATCGTCCGGACCTTTGCTAAAGGTGTGACGCATGTGTGAAGGAAGATCCTCATCATCAACCATGGTAGAACCGTGTTTGGTTTCTTTGAGTTGTTTGAGCATAGGAAGGATAATGAGTGCAAGTGTATTGTCCATACTCCAAGTATCATACTTGTCAATACGGACTTTTATATCACGGTCTTGTTTGGAGTAAAACCATTCACACAGATTACCAACCCAAGTATTGGCAAGAAACTCACCAACCTTGTCATGTGTATCTTCACTAACAAATGGGATTAGTTGTGCGATTTGATATGGACCCCACCAGGTTTTATACGGGCCTATTTTGACTTTCATAATGACTCCTCACAAGATCAATAATGTTGTTGGCGCAGGAACCACACACAGGACCACAATCAAGGTCCTTTAGTATGGTTCCCACACTCGGTTTGGTTTCTCTGCCCTTGAGATATTCTTTCACTCTTTCATCAGTCAGGACATTACAAGAGCAAATGATCATGTTACTTTACGTAACGTCCCTTGATTTCAATAACCTGGCCATTAATTGTAACAGTAGGAACAGCACTACGATAAGCAGATTTCTTTGAGATAGCATCACAAATTACTTGAGCGATCTGTGAACCTGTAGCAACTGCTGGATTAGCGGTGATGATTGAAGCAATTGTGGTTGCTGCTGGCAAGAATCCACAAGCACTCTGAACAATAGCCTGAACATCAGCAATGGTTGTCACCACTGTTGGTGATGTAGTACCGGTTGAAGAACAACCAGCAACGGATAGACCGAGAAATCCTGCGGTCACTAGAGCAATAATCTTTTTCATAAAATCCTCATTTCTTCTTAGGTGTTGGTTTAGGTGTTGGTTTAACTGTTGATGGATTAGGTGCTGGCACTGGTTTTGGTGGATCTGTGTATAGTGCCTGTTGAACTGTGGTGGCCTGTGTGATGACACGCATAATTGCCATAAGAATAGCAGACGCGAGTGCTACCCAACCAGCCTTAGGATCATTTAGAAAACCATTCCAATCATATTGGGCAAGAACGCCAAATACTGCGATTAGTGTAGCAACAATGTATGTTTTATAACCATTAAGCATAATTATCTCCTTCATATAATGCCAAAGGGCACTGCTATTTAGGATAATTGGAGCGGAGAGTGGGAGTCGAACACCACATTCTGAGGGGGACCTCAGGTAATAACCATTATACGATCTCCGCATTATTGAGTGATACTGCCGACCTGCGTAACGCAGATCCCGGGATGAACATCCAAAATAGTAAACAGTATCACTCAATTCTTGCACTTGTCTGGGCGACAAACCTATTTATTGTATCTGGTAGATAGCAGTTCCACAAGAAGGCTTAATAACAGGACTTCTTTCCCATGGACGCAACCAACCATAATGCCATGTTCCTCCTACACAATACATTCCACGGTGAACTGGCACCGACCAATCTCCTTGAAAAGGAGGATCTTGAACTGGATTATAGTATGTACCGTAAGGATTGGCAATAGCTGCCGTAGAAAAAAGAGCAGCAACAATGATTAGGAACTTCCTCATATTAGAATACACCCAAGAACTTCTTACCGCGTGGCTCAATATCAACCTGGATATCACCACCATCGTTATCAACATCAACATCCATACCTGGAGGAGCAGTAACAACCAAACCGTGTGGTGTAAGTTGTGCAGCAGGTGCTAAAACACCCTTGCTCTTTGTTGCGCCAGGAACAGCGACCGTCTTGCCATTGTGTGTCTCATCCTGAAATGCGGATGCTGAAACTGTAAGGCCGAGAACAATTGCTGCTGTTAGAAAAAACTTATTCATTACTATCACCTTTCTATGCTAAACCTGTGCCATCATGTTCAATGACATCAGGCAATTTAATGGAACCGTCAGCATGACGTTCCTTCTTTTTGCGGTCAATACCGACAAAGTTATCTGGATGCTTTAGTATAAGAGCAAGAAACTTTACAAACTCTGCTAACTCTTCCTTGTTATACTTTGCACCAAGTTTTCCATCTTCCCTTAGATATGCTGTAAGTAAGCAGTAAGCCTCATTTACGGCAGGGTATGATACTTTTTCATCTACAACCATTTTCTATCCTAACATTTAAAATAAACGGTGGCGTCTTTCCACTCACCCATAATAGGGACCTGTGCTTGAGCCGATTTCAAATGACAAACTTTAGGTTCAATCTTAACTTCGTGCTTTTCACATTCACCTGTATGAAGGCAAATAGAAATAACAGCGGCAACTAACTCTTTCATATTACTTTCCTTATAATAAGAATAGTAAACCTACATAAAGAAGACCTACTATTACTCCGATTATAGTCGGCCAGAGAGGTTTACTCTCCTTGAGACTGGGAGACGGCTCGGTGATAGTATCGCTCAAAGATACTAAGTCTGTCCTCTTCCGAGTAGCAGTCGGGAATTGGATAACCTTTGACTTTTTCCCAGACATATTCAGCCATCTCCAATGTAAATTGTTTATCTTTATCCTCAGAGGATTGCGTAGAGTCCAACGGCAACTCCTAAAGTAAATGGTATCATATTGCTGATTAGAACAACACCAAGAGCTGTAATAAACAATCCTGTCCGTGTCTCTTCCTGTTCATCTGTCTCTTCGTGTTCCACTACATTAGCATAAACCATACCCTTGATGAAGGTATTTACAAATACGCTGATGGCGATAGAAGAGATTATTAGTAGTGCCAGAAACATTCATTTCTCCTGTTTTATATTGTGATACCAGTTGGAACACACTCTCACTTGTTTATCAGTTATCTCACCATTACATACCGGTCTAATATGTGGTATGAACCACCTACTATCGGCAATATCTAAAACTCCATACAGGAATAGAAAAATGATACCGAATACTAATGGATCGGAGTCGTGCCACTTTCGTAGCATCAAAACCAACGCATGTAGATGACAACATGTTTCAGTATGACGACCGTAAGGCCCCAACAAAGAAACAAAGTTACTGCCAGTTTTATTCTTTCATCTAACATAGTTCTATTTAGTATAGCGTTCCTGCTTGATGGTCGTTTCCACATGTTGAGAGCGGACGGCCTCAAGGAACAGGATAAATGATAGTTGTCCGAGAATGATGAACCCGAACAACCAACATAGGATTACAGTAAGTTTTTTCATTCTTCACCTTTATAGATATACATCTTCTTTCGTTCGTCAGAAAGTTCTATTAGATAGTCATTCTCTTTATCAAAGATTTCTAGATACTCTTCCTTGGATATTTCACGATAAGAAAAGATATCCTCACCAACATGGTTCTGGGCAAACTCGGTTAGTCCGTTCTCAAATCCAGTAGCATAGGCGGCCACATCATCAAGGGCATACTCAATCGGTTCGTCATCTTTTACCGCTACGGCATACATATGACGAAAGGTGGCTACGGTTTCTACCAATACGATTTTAGGCATTTTATATCTCCGCTATTAGAACAGGATCAACTAAACTTCTTTCATTAGGATATCCAAATGGATTACACACAACTCTTGTTTCTCCGATTTTATAATCAAAAGCATTATGTGTATGACCATGGATCCATAGTTTTACATTATCAGTCATCATATGTTCCAGATCCGAAGCATACAATGTATTCAGTTCTTTATCATCGGCAAACCTCTCATGGATACTTTTCCATGAAGGAGCATGGTGAGTAATAACCACACAAGGTATATCCTTCACTTCTGAACCCGCAAGGATATCTTCTAGATATATTCTTGATAGTTTATGCTCTATGTAAGCATCCTGCGGAGAAAACTTACGATAGTTGCCTTTAGCATCACAATACTTGATGACACTAAAATCATTCATGGCAAACCTTAGTCTGTTGGTTGTCACAGGATTTTGTATATCAGTATTAGTCCAAAGAGTAGAACCAACAAACTTTATACCATCAATAGTCACACTCTCGTTATCCAGAAAGTGTAGGTTATTATACTCGGCAAGAGCATCACGAAGAATATCGGCACTCTTGTTGAATGTGCCTTTATAGTGTTCGTGGTTGCCCATGATATAGATAACATCCTTGAAGTTGGCACAGACCTCATCAAAGAACATATAATAACCAAGATTGTTTATATTGCGTTCTTTATTCTTGAAGGCCTTGGCAAGGCAAATGTCACCAGCCAGCACCAGCACATCCGCACCAGCATTAGGAATATGGACGTTATGTCCAAACTCTAGATGAATATCCGAACAGACTTGTATCTTCATCTTAGAACTCCAAATTTCCAAATTTATAATCTTCAAATCCTTTTTCTGGTTCGGTCAATATATCTTCCCGAATAAGTTTTTCACAACGCTTTTTCCAATCATCACGTTGCCATTGTGCCTTATCGTATGATAGTTCATGATAGTCATTGGCGATAAACCTAACCATTTCCTCGTATTTACGGAGGCGAGTGATTTCATTGGTTGCGTCATCAACAGCAGTCTCAACATTAATATTACCAGGATAGCATCTGTCCCAAGATTTTATCCGCTCAACAATATCAGTCATCCTTCTCTCCTGTTATTCCCATTTTATCTATCCAGAGATTGTAATCGTAGCGAGACATATAATCTCTAAGCACTCTCTCAATAGCCTGACAGACACCATCCTCTTCTGGATTGTTTATCATAATCTCATAGTATCCTTGTAAGTCCTGAACGACTATCCCGGATATCATACCATCATCAAGGTCCATTTTCATTCTTTCTTCTCTCCTAATACCTTACGAGCTTGGCGTAGGTCGCCAACTGAAACAAATGCGTGGTCTAAGCTGCTATAGCCGTCATCTAAGAACTCAGTGTATTTTTCAGCAAACGGTTTCAGCGCCGCCTCTAGTTCAGCAATACGGGCCTTAGCTACCGCAAGTTCTTCTTCTAAGGCATCAACCTGTTCGTCACTCATTTCTTTTCCCTCAATTCCATCTTCTTTACTATCCATTCTTGGTATTGGTCATTGGTAGAAAAGTAGTTTATAACCAAATCAAGAGCATTTAGGAACTCATCATCCGGAGGAATCGTCTCATCCGAACAATCATACTTATCAGGCTCACAGTTGATACGATAGGCGTCTTTTAGTGACTCCACTACGATTTCATCTTTTTGGCTATCGTTTAGTTCAATATCCAGGTCAACAGATACCTTCATCTTAGTTCTCCTCATCTTGGAATGGTATTGGTCTTAGAATGTCTTGTGCCTTAGATTGTATAAACACTAACGCCTGCCTATGTTTATCCAGTTCTCTTTCCAGTTCAGCAATTCGGTCGACATTTTCTTTTATCGTTTTGAGTGCTTCACGCATACGGTCTTTCCAAAAATCTATTTCCGAGGATTGTGCTTCAATAGTGTCGGCGGCTTCTCCAAGCATTTTCATTGCGCTTGTAGTATGTCCAAGGCGCAGTCGTTCAAGCAATGTTATCTCAGTCATTCCTTTTCTCCCAATACCTTACTGGCGGTAAAAAAATCTTTTTTACTCATTATAGGTGAACATAACCCGTTGAGTAAAGAGTCATTGTCATCATCAATAAATTCGGATTGTTCAGCAAACGGTTCCAGCGCCGCTTCTAGTTCAGCAATCCTATTTGCTTGCGCCTCAATAGCGTCGGCGGATTTATTCATTATCTGGGCGTTCAAAGACAATGGATGAACATCAAATTGCGCTTTCCGCCGTAACACCCACACAATGTCTGAGTAGTCAGTCATTCCTTCTCTCCCAATACCTTACGGGCTCGGCGTAGGTCGCCAAGCGTAAAAGCAAACGTGCGGTCATCCTCTGGGGCGAAGTCAGAGTATCTTTGTTCGCAAGCTGTTGCCTTATCAGCAAACGGCTTTAACGCTGCCTCTAGTTCAACAATACGGGCGTCAGTTTTCTCAATAAACCACTTTGCCCATTCGTCGTTTTTATCAATAGAAGCCTCTAGTTCCTCAATACGCTTTGCTTGCGCCTCAATAGCGGCGGCCGCCATATCACCATATTTTAGGTTAAGTTGTCGCAATATATGGACAAGGTCTGTATAGTCAGTCATCGTGCCACCTTACATTTTTTTGCCGATTTCCGATAAAGACGCACCATCAGTTATAAGTTGATAAGGTCCTTTGGAATATAAGGGAGCGGTCCTGGCCGCTTTAGCCAAGATCGCTTCCTGAACGTGCTTAGGTTCCTTATGTAGATTAGTCATAACACCACGTTTGGCGCAAGCATACTTAGTACCTGACATACCTGCGGAAACATAGTCTGGACGCTCTACCTTTATATCCTTAGCACAATCCTTTACGCTATTCACTACCTTACGTGCCTTCTTGAGTTGAGAAATATGAAGACCTTGGGCCATCAACCATTCCTCGTGAGCAATAGCGGACTTGGAAGGTTTCTTGGCCTTCCGCTTCCGCAGATTAGTGGTGGTGTAATAGGCAGGTAATAAAGCCATTAGTTTTGGGACTCCTCAAATGCTTTTTCTTCTTCCTGGTATTCTTTCCAGGACTCATACTCAAACTCCAACTCTTCGGCAAGATGGTCTGGAAGATGATTGCGCCATTCATCATCGGCAAAATCATACTCATAACAATCATCTTCACCGTTGGCATACTCACCAATAAAGCACATACATTCCTCACGGTACCTGGCAGAAACGGTGAAACCTAACTCTTCCATTTTCTTATAGAAAGCAATAGGCGGAGACCAGGCCGTATCAAAACCTAGATCAAGTTCCTTAGCGGATTCCATACCAATGAAACCATTGGCAACATCCCACTTGGTACCCCAATGCTCAATATGCCACTCGTACCAGTCATCCTTCTTATCCTCAGGAAGAGGAACAAACTCTTGGAAAAACCTGTTTTCCTCAAATGCCGCTTTGGCACGGGAAATCATAGCCGGATCGTTATGGGATAGGGAGAGATTATTAGAGCACCAATTAGGCATAGCACATTCCTTTCATTATGATTACATTATAGCACAAGGAATATACGGTGTAAATGCGACATATTGTCGCACCCTGTTTACATTTGTTTATGTTATTTCCAGCATAATCGGTTATTATGTCAAAAATAGCATAACCGATGTTTACAATCAAATGAACTATAAATGGGTCAGGAGACGGTCATATGATCTGTTTATAGATCAATCCATATTACCGAAGTCATTATTGAGGCGAGAAGAAGGAACGGAACCGCCGCCACCTCCACCACTATTTCCTGGGCTATAGGAAGGAGCAAATGACGGTGCTGATGCCGTAGGTAAATGGTGTGGACTTACATTGAAGGCAGTAGAACCTTCACTCCATCCAGGATTTTCCCAAGAGAAGGCCGGTATCTTATGTACCGGTTCTCCACTTAGGGAGTGAAACTGCGCAAGTATAATCAAAGTTTTCATCATATCAAGTTCTCCAAAAATTGGTCTGTAGCGGATTCCCAAGAAAAGGTCTTGGCTCTTGCTACAGCATCCTTTCTATCTAACATATTGGCACCGATAATAGCCTCTTCCAAGTCATCATCTTTTAATATACCAGACCTACCATCCTCAATGATATATTCATTTACATCATTACGGAATGCCGCAACAGGAAGACCTGATGCCATACCTTCCAACACAACCAATCCAAATGTATCGGTCAAAGAAGGCCAGGCAAATACATCATGCTTACGCAACTCATTGGCAATCTCATACTTATTTTTTTTACCAAGAAAGTTCACATTAGGATACTTTGCTTTGTATTCTTCCAGTTGTGGTCCATCACCAATCAGTGTCTTGCGTATCCAACCATTCTTGATAGATAAAAATGCCTCAAGGTTCTTTTCAGCCGATATACGACCAACATAGACTGCCTTGATAGGACCATTCTTTTCTTTTTGTTCATCATCAAAAGATGGAGAGAATAACGAGGTATCAACACCTCTAGACCAAAGTTTTAGGTTCTTCAGACCATTTGACTTACAATACTCCATCATTGATGGAGTGGTTACGAGAACAGAGCTAGAAGGTCTATGAAACCAACGAAAATATCTCCAAGTAACTTTTGATGGTATACGAGCGTGTATCTCAGCGTAGTCCGGATACCGAGTATGGTAGGATGTTGTAAAAGGTTTTTTATATTTTTTACAAGAGTATCTAGCAGCAATGCCTATAGCTCCTTCGGTTGATATATGAATATGTTCAGCATTGCGAACTTCGTCATCAGCTATCCCGGCAGGGAGTAATGGCATATAGATTCCAGTGGATGGTTGTAATGGTACGGTAAGTTTATATAAACCAGGATGAACTATTGTAACTTTATGTCCTCTTTTTTCCAGTTCTGCTTTGGTTGCTGATAGAGTTGATACCACTCCATTTATTTGAGGTTCCCAGGCGTCGGTAAAGATTGTAATATTCTTCATAGAAATACCTTCATCTCAAATGTTCCGTCATAGTGTTCAACAATAGCGGTACAGGACTCTACCCAATCACCGCAGTTTATGTATTGGACACCATCTATAGACTTAATACAACAAGAATGGATATGACCGCAAACAATGCCATCAGCATGTCTTTTAGAAGCATAGTCAGCAACAACATTTTCATAATCTCCTATAAAGTTTACGGCCTCTTTTACGTGGTGCTTCGCCCACGCGGACAAGGAGAACCCAGGTATTCCTAAAGTTCTTGTGATCCATTGAATCTTACCATTCAGACCAATCATAGCATCATACAACACTCCGCCGATATAGGCAAGCCACTTGGCGTTCATGGTAACAATATCAAACTGGTCTCCATGAATAACAATATATTTCTTTCCGTCCACTCCGTAATGTATGGCCTCATCCACAAGTTGGATGTTTCCGAATACAATACCAGAATGTTCTCTAAGGAACTCATCGTGGTTTCCTGTGACGTAGGTAACTGTGACTGACTTTTTGGATTGTTTGAGGAAGAACTGAATAATGTTGTTATGGGCCTGTGGCCAATAAATCTTTTTACGCATCATCCAACCGTCAATAATATCACCTACAAGGTAATAATGGTCTGCTTCGGTTGATTTTAGGAATTCTAATAGAAGTTCTGCGTTTGAGTATTTGGTTCCAAGATGCACATCGGATATAAAAATAGAACGGTACTTTGCTCGGTCTTTATGTTTCAAAACAACCTCTCTGGTTAGGAGACCTATTATTTATTGCTTTGCAACATTAACCGTTTTGTGACGGTTTCATACTTTCCATAATATCATCTAAAGTATATTGTGGATAGTAACCTAATAGTTCTTTTAGTTTAGTGTTATCAGCAACAAGATAGGGAACGTCACCATCTCGGCGTTCTTTATACTCTATTCTCATTTCACCATTATGTAATACGTCGTTGGCCTTATCAACAACCTCTTTCACAGAATAACCTTTACCAGAACCTATATTGAGGACGATGTTGGTATTATCCAAGAAGTTTATGTATTCATAGGCCGCGATATGTGTTCGGCAAATATCAATCACATGAACATAATCACGAATACAAGTTCCATCTACCGTAGGATAATCATCACCATATATTGTGGCAGTTTTGTTTCTTGCTAATAGTGGAATAAGATGTGTCTCTGGATCATGTTCTTCATAGAGGTTGGCCTCTACGTTTCTACCACAGGCATTAAAATACCTTAGGCGTGCTACATTCATATCTTTAACACCTTCAAGGATAGTTTCGCACATAGCCTTAGACTTACCATAAACAGAAACAGGATTCATCGGTTGTGATTCCAACAAATGACCAAACATTTGACTTTTGGATTCACCATACACCGCAGCCGTAGATGAAAAGATAAAGTTTCTTATCTTACATCTTTTTGCCATATCAATGGTGTTTAATGTGGCTCCGACGTTGTTTCTATAATATGACCAAGGGTCTCTTTCCCCTTCTTCCACTGAGATATATGCTGCGAAATGGAAGAGGCAATCGACTTCTCCTCTTGAGAAATAAGCGGTATTGAGAGAAAGATCAACACAGCTAAAAGCATCATAAAGATGCCGCAAATGCGGTCTAACATTTTTATCTACTCCTATGATAAAGCAATCCGGATAGGTTCGCTTTAGTTCATAGCACATATGACTGCCAATGTAACCGTTACAGCCTGTGACTACAAATTTCTTCATTTGATTGCTACCAATTTTAGAACCGCACCTCTTGCTGGTTCTGGGTTACGTTCATCATCTTCACGGTAAATGCCCGTGAATCCTGCTTCTTGTAAAAGATTGACTAATGACTTCTCACAGAAACCATTGATATGTCCCATGCCAGGAATTTTAAACTCTTCTGGATGACGCCATCCACCAAATAGATAGTCCATGGCATTCTCCCAAGGATCCTCGTGTGTATTCAACCAAGAAACGTTAGCCTTTTCTTTCCAGTCATCATAGACAATACGTTCCATAATCCACATAACATCTGGACAGGTGATCTCAAACTTACCACCTGGTTTTAAAATACGGTGGATTTCTTTTAGAACTTGTGGTACCGCAAAGTGTATCAAATGCTCAACAACATCACCAAGGTAAATCTTATCAGCATAATCGCTATCATATGGATAAGGAAAGTGATGAAGGTCATGTACCTTTGTTGTACCTGCCCACTGGTGTATATCCATACGGTCCGTTGCATCTGGTTTTGGATGTGGGCCAGCACCAATGTCAATAATAACAGATTGTTCTATAGTAAGTTTCATAATATATCCTTATGCAAAGTTTCCAGAAACGCTTATTCTATAATCATCACTAGTATAAAATGGATTTACAAAATGTCTTAATTTAGAGGGAAAAAATACTAACATGTTTTCCCAACTTTTATCTGCCGGTATAGGATATCTTTGAATATCTCCAAGAACATCTGTGTATTGAAAACAAAAATTAGCGGTAATATTTTCATGTTGTAATATATGTGGAAATGTTTTATATTCATCTTCAATTGAATATGGAATTTTCAACCACATAGCAAAACTAAACACACCTGAATGGTGGTGAACTGGATTAAATTCGTGTTTTTTTTGATAGTTAACCCAAACATTTTCTAAAAAATATCCTTTCTCTTTACATTCAAAATGAGAAAATTTATCTTTATACTCATAAACTAAAGGTAGTAATAAACTTTCCATATATGTTTTACATTCAAATAAATAATACTCATTATTGAGATGTCCAGCTAGGCCTTGATTGAATCTAACCGCATCATCAAAATTTTTTTGCAATTGTTCAACTTCATACACAATAGGTTTTACATCATCATCACTTAGAATGATTTTGAGAAAACCTAAATTGCTGAAGTTTACTTCATTTATTTCCATTATTTTAAAGCATCCCTAATACAAAGACGAAGACTATCATCAACTTTCATCTTTGCTTCCCAACCAAGTATTTCTTTTGCTTTATCAACATTAGGAACACGATAACGAACATCGTTCTTATATGCTGGTTTATGGTCAAAGGTCATAGCATAATCATATTGACATCCAAACTCAGTTTCAGCAATGGCACGGATTTTTTTAGCAAGTTCTTTCATTGTGATTGGTTCATGATTGCCAAGGTTGAATGCCTGATTATCAGATTTATTAGAAAATGAGTATGTTGCAATCGCCTCTGCTACTTCATCAATCCATGTGAAGCAACGGATCTGTTGTCCATCACCAAGAAGAGGAATATTGTTTGAACGCTTGATAATAATCTCATGCATAAAGTCGGCAAATACATGAGCAGTACCTTGTTGACCTTCCGATTTCTCATATGGAGTTAAAATATTAAATGGACGCCAAATTGTATATGATACACCATACTGTTTCTCAAAAGCAATAGACATTCGTTCGCCGACAAACTTTGATAGTCCATACTCTGTGTAAGGAGCAACCACCGTATCAATATCATCCTCTTTTACAGTACCTTGGCAGTTCTCATACACCATAGACGATGATGTATAAACAACTTTGGAGACGCCGTGGTCTACTGCGGCCTTGAGGACATTATTATGTAGTGCTAAATCTTCACCTAGAATATCGGCACAATACTTATTGAAACCACCGACGCCGTATATTCTGGCTGCCATTTGGAATATAACATCTGGTTGGACAGATTTCACAAGAGCATCAACAGAAGGACGGTCCGTAAGGTCTACCTTGCGAAACTCATATCCTTCACCGGCAATACCAAGGCGTTCACCGTATCTAACCAAGTTATCAACACCATAGACAATATGCTTATCTCTCAAAAGTTTTGGAACAACTGCTTGACCTAATGATCCTTCACTACCACACACTAATACTTTCATTTAACATCTCCAACTTTATAAATGCCTGTCTTACTTAGTTTACTTTCTGGATACATTTTCCAGAGGTCGGCAACAATACAATCTTTTCTAAACCAATCTAGAGGCCATACGGATTCCATACCTGTATGTGGAGTCATTACAATAATAGCATCAGCCTCTTGAGGTATCATACATGTATTTCCCTCAACAAAAGGATCCCACATATCAGATTCCACGCCGTGCTTCTTACATACCTTACGCATCTTGTATGAAAGACTGTTGCGAGTATCATCACAGTCTTTCTTGAATGTAGCACCTAGAATAAGGATCTTCTCGATGTTCGGGTTGATATCCTTAATGCGATTAAACACATAATCTGGCATACCTTCATTAATAAGAAAGCTAGTGTTAATAAGATCACCAAAGGGAATGTCACTAAGCAAGAAACGACCGTCCTTGAAGAGGCAAGGGCCTCCAACATTAGGGCCTGGATGAGGCACATCCATTCTAGGATAATCATAGTTACATGCGTCAATAACTTTGTCGATGTTGATACCATGTTTCTCTCCAATCATCCACATTTCATTAGCAAAGGCAAATGTGACATAACGATACATGTTAGTCATCAACTTACCAAGTTCCGCTTCTTTTGGTGAAAGGTGAAAAACTTTATTCTTAATGAAACTATTAAAGAATAATGCGGCCTGTAAGTAAGACTCCTCACTAAATGCACCAACAATCTGTGGAAGTTTTGTTGTCTCAATAATAGAACGGCCTTGTACCACTCGCTCAGGACAGAATACAAGATGATAGTCTTCACCTTCTACCCAACCATGGTTCTTTTCAATATGCTTACGGAGAACCTCTGTAGTTCCTGGTGACACTGTAGAACGAAGGACAATCAACTGTCCTTTTTTCATGCGAGGAATAAGAGTATCATCAACAAAACTAAAAAGATCATCAAGGCGGGCATTACCTTCTCCATCTACCGGTGTGCCAATCATAATAGCCACTACATCAGAGTCCTTGATGAAATCAAAATCGGTGGTAAAAAGTATTCTCTCTTTCTTTAGATTGACTTTCAGTATATCTTCACCACCTTCTTCTTCATAAGGTGTGATACCAGCATTTAGTTTATCAACGGCATCTTGGTTAATATCAATACCATATACATTATGTCCTGCTTCGGCCACAACACAAGCAAAGGGAAACCCTACGTGCCCGCCGGCACCGATAACTGATACTTTCATCATTTTGTCTCCAATAAAACATCCTCTATGTCATTACAAGTATCTTGTATGGTGTGGTTTGCCATGACATAGTTATAGGCATTATCAATCTTTTCTTCATCTCTCTTATGATTACGGAGAATTTCCATCAACTCCTTCTCATCTTTATAAGTGGTGCCATGGTAGCACATATCTTTGGCACCGGCAATATCTCTGGCGTACCATGGTGTCTTATTCATCATAGCCTCTAAAAGGACAAGACCAAATCCCTCTTCATAGGAGTTCATGATATAAGCATCTGCACTGGAAATCTCAAATAAAACATCCGTCTTAGGTTTACCAAAGAAACATTTGACCACATCATTCTCAGCAGGCATCAAATGTTCTTCACCATATCCATATAGATGGAGTTCAGCATTAGGAATCTTTGCTTTAGTAAATGCTTGTGCGAGAGGACCCATTGCTTTATGTGGCCAAAAACCACCGGCAGAAACAAAGATAGTTTTTTTCTTATCAAACTCATGTCTAAAGTATGCCACTTGTTCAATACCGTGACGAATACGGCGACCTTTCTCCAATACATTATGTTTTCTGAGGTGATCGATATCCATGCTTGTAGAATATCCAAGGAATCGGTGTTCTCTTAGGCCATGCAAGCATATTGAACTTTCAGATGGTTTAACAATCAGATAAAGGACTGGTGATTGTATGTTATCAGCATTTACATGAACTATATTCTGTGAGATGCAATCACCACCATGGACAACTATGAGGTCCCATTTTTGATCACCTAGCATTGCTTGATAATCATCAGAAACTTTTATACCGTTATATTCACCTTTGTGTTCATGTGCTAATACGATAACATCATGGCGCCGACGAAGCATCTCTTCGGCCATATTCTGCACATAATACTCACTACCGCCAGGATAAGGTGCATAGCGGTGAACCACAAACAATAGTCTCATCATGCCTCCATAACAAACTTATCCCACCATTCATAAAGGTTGTGTAAGTCCGTAAACTCATTAGGAATATCATTCTTAAATACTGGTCTCTCTATTATATCTAGGTACTCTTGTTTACCAGCAGGAGAGTCCAAATGTTTTACATAATTCTTCACACCATCTAATGTTTGGAAATCATGAACATTAATAAATGCTTTGGTATTGAAGTCACGACCAACAGTTTCCGATCCCCAATAGATAGGCATCGTTTTGGTTTGAAAAGCATTAAGGATTTTTTCTGTGACATATCCAGGATGTGATCCATTCTCAAAACAAATGTTGAAACGGTAGTTATCAAGGAACTCTAGTTTATACTTTAATTTGTCTCTTGGTAGAATTGCGTTCATATTGTTTAGATGTGGACCGGCCGAATGTACCTTTTTATATCCACTCATCATCTCGAACATAGCGTTTCGCATATGCTGTCTAGGATTCGATACAACAAAAGAACAGAAATCTCTGTTATCATAATCCTTTTCATAATCACGGACTACATTCTTGATCTGTAGAAAATCATCCGTCCATCCTTCTTGAATGGCACCATGCATATCAATAATATACAATGGTAAACGATAATGCCTAGGACTATTCTCATGATCAAAGGTCATAGCAGCAAAGCAATCATTATATGGAGGCCTTGCGTTTTCACCTGTATAGAATATCTTCTTTACTTTGGTCTTATCAAACCTTTCATTAGAACGACCAAACTCTCCTTCACCATATATCAAATACTCCGGGTTCACATCATCACGGATAACATGATAGTGTTTGTTAAAAACATCCATAAAGAAGTTTACTGCCGTTGTAAAGGTATCGGCAAAACCAATGCGAAGAGGTTTACGTCCCATTACTTGTACCAGAAAAAGGCTGAATTGGTTGAAAGATTGATAGGTGCAGTAATCTTATAATCATTACGAAAATCTGTTACTGCACGTTTAACTGCCTCAATAGAAGAATAATCATGGCCAGAAAACAAACCACCTTTCTTGAGCAAAGGATAGTATGACTCACAGTCAGCATATGTGGCCTCATAAGAGTGATCACCATCAACAAAGATGAAATCAAATTCTTCTTTATTGGTGATAGTCTTAATCTTAGATGCAGCATTAGAGGATGTTTCTCTAATCATTTGAACTCGTTCATCATATTCTTTTAGGTTCTCTTGTGCAATCATCATAAACTTATCAATAACATTTTGATTGATTTCACCGTTCCAATCCTCATATGCTTTATAAGGATCAATGGTGTATAACATCAGAATGTTTGGGCATTTATCTAATAGAAATGATGTTGACTCGGCACGGCAAGTACCAATCTCAACACCAACAATATTTTCTCCAAGGCGTTTGATATAAGGTGCTAAACCTTTTACCGATACCCAATCATAAGGCCACTTATCACCTAGTTCTTTAATAGTTCTAAAATCATCATCCGAAAGTGCCATTATTAATCTCCAAATTTATTAGTAAATAGTTCTTTCCATTCAGGTACTCGGTCCCACTGGTGAATTATTGATACTTTATTTCCGTTTGCATGAACTTCATTGTTGATTACATTATACTCTATACCACGCACGAATGGCAAGTGCATATTTGGATTTCTTCTATATTCTTCGCCAATACCACCTGACCCAGATTGTATAGCAGGAAGTGATGTACCAGCGTGAACAACCCAACCATCGATAGGATTTGTAAATTTAGTTGTTAATGAATATACTTCCGTTTGTAAAAGGACATTGAGCGCCGCTTGATCTGGACCTCCTCCGCCCGGAACGTGTGGATTTAGGCCACGACAAACCAACCAAACATTTAATGCAAGATCACGCATAGCATTTCTATTTCCAGAAATAACACCGGCACAATAGATTTCATTATCGCCATATGTTTCTAAGAAATATTGACCAAATGATTGTTGTAAATTATTCTTACCCCATGGTTCATCTTTATATTTTAAATTTTCGGAACCAACAAGAATATTTCCAAAAAAGTTTTTACTTAACCATTCAGAAGGATTATTCTGAAAAACCACATCTCTAACATCAGTCATAATAACATTATTTACTGGTTCACTCAATACATTTAAGAGACTGTATAAATGAAAAAAGCGATCAACCATAACAGATCCGCGAGAATTGTCATGTAAAAATCCTTTTTGCTCATCGTATTGATTACATCCAACCAACATAAAATCTTCATCAGTAAGTTTCTTTACTGTTTCTGCATCCATATTATATACTATAAGTGCTTTATGTCCGGAAAAACCGGACTTTTTAATTGAATTGGCCCAGTATTTGATTTTATCCCAATTATAATTATCAACCACACCTACAATTAAATCTTTAGCCATGGAAACTTCCCTTCATAGTATTGTTCATTTATCTTATTACCTGCATCAAAAAATTCTTTATTTACCGAGTTGGGGTTACCATCCAGACGATAGCAAAGGGTGTGTTTTCCACTAGTATCGTATTTGCTACGATCTTTCACCGCATAGAGATACTGGCGGTCTCCACCCCAACCGGCGTGCCAGTAGTGACATGTCTTTTGTAGAAACTCTTTCTTCCAACAGAATGATGATGTGTCTATTAGGAACTGATCTCCATAAGGAGAATTGCGTGAGGCGAATATTGGCCACTTACCTAAACTTTCACATTTATCATCACATAGATATTCTTTATCTGGACTATATATCTGTCTTAGAGAATAGGCAAAATCTAGGCCGTTTTGTTCAATAGTATTTACCAATGTTTCAACATGATCTGGTTGATACCAGTTGTCTTCATCAAGGAAGAGAATGTAATCGGAGTTTAGTAGATGTGGAATACCAGCATAGATACGATGACCATAAAAAGATTGGTCACCAACTTTACCTGTGTTCTCTGGTAGAATAAGGACTTTTACTTTATCTTTTGGTGGAAGTCCAACCTGTTCAAATACACCATTGGCATATTCTTTACCATCAACTACAATAAGATGTTTGATGTGTTTATAGGTTTGCTTTTCAACACTATCTAAAGCATCTTGTAGTTTTGGAGAACCTATTGTAGGCGTAACAACCGTTACGGTCTTAGGACCCTTAGGGGCATCTGTAATCACAAGTTTCATCATAACATCCTATAAAGAAGACCGGGACTTGTATCAGAGGTCCCGGCCGTGTTATACTTACTTAGGCTACTTTCTTACCTGTCTTCTCTCCAGCAAGCTGCTTTTGAAACGCCGTTGCCTCAGTGAGGAACTGTCTCGTCGCCTCCCCGACGCCGAACGGATCCAGGATGTCGATTTTCTTCGCCTTCTTCTCCTCGGGAATAAATCGTTCAAGAAAGATTTTAAGAAGTCCATTAGCCATCTCCGCGTTCTTTACAACGACCGTGTCGGCAAGTGTAAATTGGCGAGTGAAAGCACGGTCAGCAATACCTTTGAAAATGTAGTCTTTATCATCATTCTCTAAGCGGCCAGAAACCGTAAGGATATCATCCTTCAATTCAATATCAAGGTTCTGTTTTCCGAAACCAGCAAGGGCGATTTCGATAACAAAATGTTCCTCGTCGACCTTCTTGATATTGTATGGAGGGTATGATGGGATTTTTGGAGCGTATTCACTTGCTTCCTGTAATCGCTTTAGGATTGTATCAAACCCAATGGCAGTTTTAGGAAGATTTCCAGTTGTAAACCCAAAAGGGTCAAATAGTAGATGTTCAGTCATTTTATCAAATGTTTTAGTCATGTGTTTCTCCTATAGTTAGCGAGAATTAAAGTGGATGATTCCTCTTGGAAGATCCACATATATTATATAGTAAACTTATTGGTCTTGTCAACCTATTAACCAATTCGTACCATCAGAATAAACAGGAACGGACATACCACCTCCACCAGCAACAATAACTCCTGTAACATTGTTAGAGAAGTCATTTGATGAATCCACAACAAAATAAAATGTTCCTCTAGGAACAGAAGATGCTGAAGGCAATTGAGAAACCAAAAAATTATTAAAATGAATAGATGTTACATATACTCTACCATTGGCATCAACACTAAATTCGGATGTTCCATTAACACTCAAATTTAAAAGTCTGGAAGTAGAACTAGCACCAAAGGGTGCGGCAACATTCATACCAATTCCTGTATAAGTATTGGATACGTCAATCCATGTTGCTGTAAGATTTGCTATAGATACTGTCATGCTGTCACCACTGATGCTGTTAAATTCATTGCTGGATAATAATCTTGATAAGTTTGTAAAACAATAATGTCGCCTGTGTCAGACACAACGGCATTGGTAACATCGGCCAAAGCTGGATATGTATTTTGCCTGCTATCAACATAAACAACTGGAATTATATAATGTCCTGATGTTTGACCATATATAATAGTTCCAGGTGATACTGAAACTCCTGGTGATAAACCATTTATCTGTGCTACTGCACCTCCACCACCGATTTGAGTGAATGTGGATACTGTTCCTAATACCTGGCCGGCAACAGAGACAAGTTCACCTACCTGTAATGCGCCAAATCCACCACCAGTCAATCTCTGCATGATACCAAGAGCGGCACCCATGCTACCTTGTCCTATTCTAACATTTTGAGAACCTGTAATAGGAATAGGAAAACCTTGAACGTGTGGTATAATACCAAGAACGTCTGGTGCAGCCATGCTTATGATAGAAGGAATAGCGGGTATACCTCCAATCATTACATTATGCTGTAATACATTAATAAGAAAACCTAAAAGATTATGGGAGTCCTTATCACCTTCTAATGCAGGAATCATGTTATTGATACGAACATTTGTTGGTATGCCTAGTCCAGGCACTGTCATAGCACCACACATCCTTAATCCAAGTTGTGCTACAAGGTGAATTGGAAAACTCATGCTTTCTTAGGCCTTCCTGGTTTTCTTGTTGGTACCTTAGGCGGCGCCTTAGGTGGTAATTTGGGAGGTAACTTGCTAACTTTACTTTTGGTCTTTTCTATTTTTCTATCATCATCTGGAATTTGGATAACAATTGTTGGACCATCCGATGATACACCAGTTGATCCCATACCACCTGTGCGGTTGGTCTTTACACCTGGTCTTGCTGCGGATTCGGAAATAGAATACTCAATATCCTTGACCAACTCACCTTGTGCAATACGATCACCAGCATTGATTACAATCTGGTTCTGAGAAATGTTATAGACAAGAACCATAACCTCATTAACATAATCGGAATCAATAACACCTTCAGCATTAGCAAGAACTAGACCTTGCTTCAGTGACGCTCCGGAGCGGGCGTGGAGGCGCACGGAGTAACCTTCTGGAATGTCAAAGATAAGTCCAGTTGGTACCATAACACGGTCACCTGGCTGAACAACAATCTGGTTATTCATAGGTCTTTTGAAGTTTTTATTATGATGACTATACCCTTCATAGGTATTATTGTAATACCCCTGGAAAGACAAGTCAAAACATGCTGACTGTGTGGTCTGCTTTGCTGGTAGTTTCACCTGTGGATGTAATCTAAAAAATTTCAATTGTGTCATAATATACTCCAATATTATTCTTGGTCTGGATATCTTTTCTTACCTAGAGAATACTTGGCGACCAAGTTCCATTCAGGTTTCTCACTATAGGAGATAATTTTAATCCTATTAAGAGGTGTAAGTGGATCAGCACTCTTGTTCTTATCAACAAGATTAACTAAACCCCATTCTGCTAAAAGGTTAGCAATAGTATTACGACGGCCCTTATCTTCCTCCGAGAAGTCAGTAGGTTTACCGTCTAACATAAACATTTCTTTGAAATGCGGAAGGAAATAACGACCTTGTTTATGTAAAATATGGACTGATTGATAAAGTGTTTTGTCTTTTTTGGAAGCAACACCAATGCGAGTCAAAGTTTCTTTAACTTTTAAAAAGGCTTGTGGATCTGGCAATTTCACTTCAATAAAATCCTTTAAAATATCGTCAGTATTCATCAGTTTTACCCTTCATTTTTCTTTTTTGGAGATTTGCTTTCCAAGGTATCATTTGAAGGTTTGTTAAACTAGAACATTCCTCAATAGACAAACCTTTATCAAAACATTCTCTTACACCAAATATGTGATCTAATTGATAACCACCATCCACACCACATAATGTTCTTGGATAGTCATCAGGATTTATGATCTCTTTGTATTTAGCATAATTGGTTTCTGTAAGGTATCTGACCTTTCTCGCATACTTTTGATATTCTGGTATATTTAACTCTCTCTTTAGGCCGAATGAACTTAGGCATCTTGCTACATTACTTCTAGACATCCCTAAAAGATCAGCAATTTCATCATTGGTATGTTTATTGTTTATCAAATATAACAAGTGTTCTTTTGTTACATCATATTTTCTATTGTTACCTCCACCTTGTATTCTAGTTTCTAATCCAAATTTTTTTATCCATTGACGGATTCTTAATTTTCCGCATCCATATATTTCAGCAAGTTCTCTCTGTAACTTACCTTGATTTATGTATAGATCAACAAACTCTTCTCTATCAGGCAGTTGATTATAACCTATTACATTAGTCATAATAGCATCCTTTCTACCTTTATTTAGGCAAAAAGGTTTTTTCAAAGAAACATTTTATTTCTTTTTTATACCACCTTTATTCAGATTTTCTCTTATAACATTAATCTGTTTTTCCGAAAGTAATGATAGAACATCTTTTGCCTTCTCATTAGAATAACCAAAGTATTCTTTTACAAGTTCTAAGTTTTCATTCTTGGATAACTTTTGCCAAGGCTCAAACTTTCTCTTGTAACCTCTTATAGAGTTGAAGAGATAGTCATACTGCATTTTGCTATTCAATCCAGGATACTTATTCATCTCATTCACCTGCATCACACAATCGTAATGAAATGACAGAGACCTATTAACTATGAAGGGTAGGTAACTCTTTTCAAACCCCTCCTCGTTAGATAGGTCTCTTTTAGTTTGCTGAATGGAAGGTATGATTTCTTTAAAGACATCAACCATCACATAAACTCCGCCTCAACCATAATCTCTGTTAATGCTGCGACTAGATTTATTTCCTGACTAGAAACGAAGGCCTGTTGATACTGGTATTTTGCAATTGTAATGACCACATATGGGATGGATTCAGGTTTAAGAAATGTGTTCATTCCATCGTAAATATCTTGATAAATCCTTGCTGGATCAACATCGGAGTTATTCACAACCCACTTGCGCATAGTACCAAAGTCTTTCTCCTTTAGTGCCTTGATAAGTTCTTCCAGTTTTCTTACATTGTCAACTTGAGCAAGAACACCAGCATCAATAGTTCCGCCAGAAGAATAACGTTGTATCTCGTTGAGAGTTCGGCGGTAATCTGGGAAATACCGCGATACAATCTTTCCCAAAACGTTGGCATCGTATTCAATTCCCTCTGTTACTAATATTGTTTTTAATCTTTTAAACATCTCCATTGCCATCTTGGCCTTCTCATCACCTTTGAGTGAGAAGTCAACAACGGCACATCGAGAATGTAGAGCATCAATCAACCTTGCCTTAAAGTTACAGGTGAAGATAAAGGAGCAGTTGTCACTAAACTCCTCAATAGCCCCACGAAGTCCCGCCTGGGCCTCTGGTGTAAGATAGTCAGCCTCATCAAGGATGATAACCTTACGACCACCTGTAAGAGAGATGGTTGAGGCATAACCTTTAATCTTGGTTCTCAACATATCAATACCACGTTCATCAGAACTATTGATAAAGAGATGGTTGAG